CACCGCCGTCCTCCTCACCCGTGACTAGTAAGCCAGATGCCTGATACCGAGGAGTCCACCGTTGCCTGCGGCGTTAACAGTCGGATCACCGATGTGGCTAGTTTCGTAGTTCAAGACACCGTTTGGCGGTGTAACCGGCGTGTACAGGCCTCGAGGATCGCCTGTAGTCGCTGTTTGGGGATCAGTCAACACAGCCGCAACTGAGGCAGTGTTGATCTGAGCGAAGGTCATAATTGTCGTGCCTTCCTTCGCCGTTGTGATTTGGCCCTTCCACGGTAGACCAAGCGACAAGCCAGAGCCAATCGCCACCGTGATTGTATTGGTGGCCAGTGTGATGAGCCTAGTTCCGAGAACCCAGCCAAACGCCTTCAAGCCAACGAGTGCAGTTGACGCCGCTGCTGAGCCCGTGAAGCGTTCATACATTGGCTGACCAAGATAGTCAGCTCCAATAACGTCTAGAACGTTCGCATTGCCAGGAACGCCGGACGGAGTGACTGTGATGGTCCTGCCATAGCGTGAGTCGAGCTTAAGCGGCGTCGAAAGGTACTGAATCGTGGTCAACGTCCCACCGACACCGGCAGTGATAAGGGTCGCCAACGGACCGGCGGTTGCCGGAATGCCGTGGGTGAACCTTCCAGGCCCAAGGTTGATTACCGATGTGCCTAGTGCCATGGCCGGAACGTACATGTTCAAGCCAAGAGCGAAAGCCTGTCTATCTTGTAGCATAAGCGCCTCCTTATACGGCCGAAACCTGTTCAGGCTCGATCTGCTCCGGCATCAGGACCGGACCAGTTTTTGCTGTGGCAAGCCTGATGACCTGCTTTTCCATCGACTCCATGGCTCCGCGGCGAGCATCCTCGTTCTGAGACATGAGCATACGTCCGATGGGGCTATTTGGATCATTCAGCCCTTGTAGGTTGATGATCGGGGGCATACCGTCAAGACCGTATTGACGAAGGGTCTCCTTGTCCTTGCACCGAATGACGTGCCCACGAGGAAAATAGACGAGATAACCCGCAGGCTCCTCGACCATCTTCGTCTTGAGTCCGTCCTTCTTGGTCCAAGTAGTAACCGGCCGTTTCACAGTGCCGACGCTCTGATGAAGGTCGACAACAACGTAGGCGAGCCGTGCGCCATTTGCTGATGTTGTAAGCATGTGTGATTCACACCTCAGTTTGTCAGATACGCATGGGTACGATACTGACGCCAGGAGCAGAGTTGCCCCTCCCATACGACGCGACGGCCAGTAGCATCTGTATCCCAAGGTGCTACGAGTTGTTTGATCTTCATGTTGACGCCACGAAGCACATGCAGCGTCAGATACTCTTCGTTGACGAAGTAAGCGACGTTCGGAGGGAGCTTTTCGTCGAACAGGAGAGGGACGCCGTTATGAGTGGTTCCAACGATACCGAGGTTGACCAGTTTCTTGCCAGTTCCAGTCTCGTTAAGATTGATGACAGCTTTGTCTCTCGCAGCCGCTTTGTGCATGCGATAGATGTTGCGGCCAGCAAAGATGACGGTTGGCTTTGGGCTTGCTTGTCCATCACTACCTCGATTCAGGTCGAGTTCTATGATGTCGTCGAAGGCTTCTTCGATATTTTCGGGCGTAAGTGTTCCGGCAAAATTGTAAGAACTTGTTCGCCACTGAGGTTCGGCGGCGAGGCTGATGCCACCAACGGAGCCAGTGGTGGGGTCGGCAGGGATAAGGTTGCCAAGTCCATTGGGATCAGTCCCGGTCCCAACAGATGTGTGATAGGTCGCAAATTGGCGGGAGATGGACTCGTCAAGGGCCATGATTTTTCCCTTGAGGATTTTGAAGATGGCAGCTCGTCCTTGGTTTTCATCTTCTTCCTGATCCGAGATGATCAACGAGCCTACGACGCGACTCATGCTATATGCAACGGTCGTGAACTCGTTGGTCTGGTTGACAGGGACTTGATCGTAGTACTGCATCGAGGTTACGTTAGGGTTCAGACCTACGATGATAGGGTTGGTGATCGACGGACCACCATCCTCGACCACAACCCTCTTTTTAGCATGTAGATAAGCGCTGACGGTCCCAGAGATCGCTGAAGCCATGATGAGCTTTGCGCGACTCCGTGTCAGCATCGAGTTGATCACGGTGTCAAGTGCGGGCATTTTAGTCTCCAGTGTGAATCACACGAGGGTTAACGTGTAAGACCTGCTCGATCCATCACATCCTTGAGGATGGCATCGTAGGAGTCTGTCACGGGTGCTAGGTCGGACGATCCATTAGTAGATGGAATGCCGCGACCTTGCGGGAGACTTCGCGGTTGCGAGTTCTGGGGCTGACGCCGCGCTTGCGGGTTCTGTGCGAAATGGAGCTGTATTCTGGCCCAAACCTCTCCCAGAGTCATGCCTGGGAACTGCTGGAGGGTTTGGGTAAACACCGGAAGGTATTGTTTAGCCTCCGGGTTCTGGTTGAAAAAGCCATCAACCTGCGTCTGTATCTCGGTAAGGCGCTGTTGCTCTTGCGTCTTCGCTTGGGCCTCTCGCCTTTCCGCCTCGGTGCGCTCTCTCAAAGGACCGACTGCTGTGCCGATCTCCTGCTTAATCATATCTACAAGAGACTTGGGATCGACACCACCGGGGGTGAGCCCGAGTTCAGCTACATTTATACCATTAGTTGCAGCCCTTGTCAAGATGTTTTTTAGTGCCTGCTGAGGATTGTCGCGTAACTCCTTGAAAAGCCGTAGAGCGGTTAGGTGCTCACCCTGATCAAGGCCGAATTGCTTCACGGCATTGACTTGTGCCTGAGCCTGTTGAAGTTCACGATGCAAACCTTGTCCAATCTCTACGGCCTTCTTCAACCGACCCGTTACGTCAGTCAGTTGTCCGTGTAAAGTCTGCGCCTGCCCACGAGTCTTATGCAGGTCTTGATACATACGAGCTTCTTTACCAGCTCGCGCCACAACGATGCCATCGCCATTAACCAAGTTTCCCTTGTTGTCAGGATGAACTTCGGCATAATTAGGAATCGGCTTCGCACGAGGAGGAGGCTCAAGTCCCGACGGAGGCTGCCTTTGTTCAGTGTGACTCACACGTTGATCAAATAGATCAGGCTCGTCGCGGTCGGCACCACGATCCTCATACCCAGAGCCTTGATCGAGGTCTTCATTCCCACTACCAGCATCTTGATCCATGCCAAGATCGTCGCGAGACAGCCCAAGATTCTCAAAAACAGTATCTTCAGCCGCCTGGTTGGGCGTGGCCTTTCCGTTACCAGGGTTCTCGAGTGCCATATTACCGTGCTCCTGTTGATTGTTGTATGAATTGCATGATGTCTTGTGGAGATGCGCCCTGAGCGTGCATCTGAGTAACCTTCTGCTTCACCTCGTCAGGTGCGGCCTGAGCCCTTTGCATCATCTCTTGTGCACCACCTGCCGGTTGACCAGACTCACCTGCCGCCTGTGGCTGACCTGCTCCGGTAGGCTGACCTTTCTGCATACTCGCCATCACCTCTTGGTCGATACTCGCCCAGTCTTCAGGCTTAATCGCGACCTCGGTAAAGGCTTGTTGCAACACGCGCAACATAATCTTAGTAACCGAGCCTGGCGCCGCCCGAGCAAATTGACCGACGGCTTGAGAGACTTCGATTGCTTCCTTTTTACGGAAAACACTGTTGGGTTTCTCCATGCTGCCAGCCACAACGTCAACGCTGTACTTCTGGGTGAACGTTTTCACGTCCATTTGCTCCCAGAACTGTGCCATCTGTTCGCCAACCAGACTGGCAACGTCTTCGTTCGTATAGTTCTGTACGGCCAACTCAGCCAGCGAAAGTGCGATATCGGCGACTGTATCTTCGATGATGTCAACCTTAGCACCGACGCTAAGCTTCATACTCTCTTGATACGACTGTACACTCGCTACGTTCGTATTCGTCTTGAACTGAACACCACGCAAGGCATCACTAGTATTCGTAATACGGTTGATCGAGTCGAGTATCTTAGGCTTATCGAATAGCATTTCATACTGCAACGCCGGTGGAGCAAAGGCCTGGATCATGTCTTGGATTTTACCACCTTCACCCGCCTTGACCCCCAGAACTTTTTTGCCTCCCTGTGTATGACCACGGATACCATCGACGAACTTTTCGGCTTCGTCGGAGGTAATAACGTCCGAGTTGTAATAGAAATAATCGAACACGGAGCGTCTGATCCTGGCGATTTGGCGGTTGATGTCATTGATCTCGTCCTGCTGGTCGAGAATGTATGCACTCTCACCCACGCCGACGCTTCCACCCGTGTTCATCGTTAGGGCTATGATGAAGTATGGAAAGAACCGTGAGATACCAAGCGGATCGTCCCACACCCAAAGCGGCCACGTCCAATCATCCGTATGAAACAGCATGACTCGTCGCAGCTTCTTATCCCAGAGCATCTTGCACTCTGTGAAGTACTGATTGATGTACGCTCGACGACCTTCTGCCTCGAAGGCCATTGGAACGTCACCTTGGCCACTCAGCGCAGTCAGGACCATGCCCAGCCCATCGTCACGGGATGCTCCAGAGCCTTCTGCGAACACTGCCTTATGCGTAGGCTTGTAGATTAGTTTCCTGATCGCGTCTTTCTCGGCTTCGTCCTCTTTGAACGTGAAACGTGCCTGTAGACCCGCTGTAGATAGGAATACTGTCTCACACATCCACTCAGCATCGGCTCCATCCGGCTGTTCCGCATACGGATCGATGATCAAGTTATGCGAAAGGACGTTGCTTAGCTGTGGCCCACCAGGCTTAAGCAGTTCCATGCTCGACTCGAGGCTTTCGAGTTGCCCATACAAGTCTTCGACTTCCTTCTGATCCTTTGCCTGGATTAGTGCCTGACTAATGCGCTGCACCTCAGCAACAGCAAGTTCAACTGAGTCGTCTTTCTTCGTCCAGTCTAGTTTAAGCACGCCGAAGTTAGTCAAAAGCGCGTTTCCAGCCGCTTTCTTGATCTTTGGCTTTGCACTTAGCAGGTTCTTGCGCTGGAATATAGCATTCAGCAGTGCTTGAAGACACTGCGTGAACTGCTCGTCAGCTTTATCATTCGTAACGCACGTAATATCAGGGTTGCGACTGTAAATAGCAGGCAACATAATATTCAGATTGCTAAAAACGATGTTTTCAGTCGAATCACCACGCATAAAGTGGCCACGAGGGGTCTGGATGCTCTTGTCCTGGCTATGGTTATAGTACCGATAGACCTCCTCCCACACGTTCATGATCTCTTCGTACGCTACACATGCCGCGTCGTACTTATTCTTCCAGTACTTACCGACCTGCTTGCTGACAACGACCTTACTGCCCTCATACACCTGGTACAGGGGCTGAGGCTGTTCCGGCCGGGGCTGATCGATGTTATCTGGATTGAACACATCGGTGCCACTATCCGTCGAACCTTCAACGGCATCATCAGGAGAATAGTTTTGGTAATTCATCGGCATGTTGTGTGACTCACACTTGAATTTAGACACTTCTTACGGCGAAGCCGTTCACACTATGGTTCTTTGCCCTCTGGGTCTCTCTCATCAATCCCAGACATGACTTTTATGTATATTTCGCGGGCCTTTCGATGGCCACGTAGTGCGCGATCTTGGCTCTCTTGATTCGTGTCGGTCATCCAGTTCTGAAACAGAAGTCCTACGCGAGCACTATACGCAGCTTCCACACCCCGTCGGTCGAGCCTATCAAGTTTCTTATCGTAAACGGAGGGTTTCAGCGGAGGTACATCACCACTAGCGTCGTCAAGGAAGAAGATGGCGGTTAGCGTGAACACCACCGTAAGGACCGCCACCGCCACCCCACTTGGATTCATAGCATCTGTTCCAGTGCCTTCGTCGCGATTTCGATATCGCCCTCGAGCAGCTTCAGGTCAGACTGTAACTGCTCAGTCTTAGTCTCGGGCGGTGACATCGACGTGAAGTACTTATCGAACACACGTCCAAGGTGACGCTTGACTGCGTTGTCCAGTTCGAGGTCTAGTTCATTCGCTAGATTCATGTCGGAAACTCCACTTCTACTTCGTCATCGGTTTCGATTCCTAGTGCTTCCATCAGGCCAGGAGAGAGATCGGCTACCCGTCCTGTACCTGCATTCGGCCCCCAATCGGCAGGGTACGCAGAGTGTTCGATCCCGGTACCTATTGCTCGAACGATTGCTTTCCTACTCAGTAGCATGGCTCGCGGCGTTCTCTTATAGTCCCATCGACAGGCAATGTAGAACACTTCAGGATCGAGTCGTCGCGCTAGTCCTGTCGTTCCACTAGGTTGATATGGCAGGAACAAGTGCGGTGCCTGACTTATATCGGTAATGAAAGCAAGTCCCTCATCAGGTGCGACGCCTGTATCGTTCGGGCCACCGAACCACGAACACGGTCCCTCTGTGCCAAATACTGGAACCGTATTCGGAGGAGGCTCTTCGTCCAACAGAGCCGCCCATGTCTGTTCCCCTACTACACCATCCACCTCAAGTCCCTCAGACCGCTGGAACTCCTTGACTAGAGATTCAGTGGTGGTGCCGAAATCGCCATCGATCCATTTAGGTAGCAGTTCCTGCAATCTAACAACGTCGGGGCCGGTGCTCCCCTTTCGCAACACAGGCAACGAGGTCGAGGGCGGATCGATTGGAGGCGGAATGGGTTCACTTTTTGGCCAAACCAACGCAACAACATTCGACTTAGGAAACGGGGCAAGGTTAATGGCGTCAGACTGGTTCCCTCCACGACACATGTAGTTGGTTCCACTCGTGCTTTCGTAGAACGTAACATGTCCTCCGCCCGAACGGGTAAGTACCACAACGCATCCGAGTCTGGGTACTTTAAGAACACCATAGTTGGGGTCATCTGCCCAACTCCTTGCCCACAGAAACCGATCTGTATCTGAACTTCCAAATGGGGGTCGTACACCGACAGTTGCCATGCAGTCAGCCGCTGCGAGTCCGCACCAGGGGATTGAGTCATGGCTATATCCGTTACAGTAGGATTCCATCTCAGGGTAGGCTCTAGCAATGTTGTCTGCCATAGCCAGTATCTTCGTCTCGTCTGGCGCTCCAGGCTTCTCCGATAGCCCGTTCATCGACCGCATCTTCAAGAGCCATGGAGGTGCCTCATCAGCCATGTGTGACTCACACTACTTTCGAATCTGTCCGCCTTGTGGATACATAAGAATGTTCAACAGGTCGAGATATGGACTGTTGACCCCACCTACACGATTGATAGATTCCATCCCACCCGAGCCTTGAAACGGCCGCGTTGCCTTAGTGTACTCCTTCGTGGTCCTCGGCACTGGACCTGGTACCACGTCGCCAGCAACCTGATACGGATCACCTTCCTCAGGATCACCGCCACCCATCAGCATTCGAATGAGTTCCTGAGGGTCCATACATCACCTATTGAATCGACTTCTGCCTGTCGTGTCTTCGACTGCATTGGCTTGGATCAAGCCAAGCCTAGCCTCGAGCTGCTCCTTGACTGGAGAGCGTGCAATTGCCAGATACGGTGCACAAACCTCGTCCCAGACGATATTCAGAATGTTTCCAGGAATCACGTAGAACGACGCTGGATTGAACCTTGGCTTTGGGTCTGCCATCATATTCCCCTTTGTCTTGATCGTTGATAGTCATCTATGCTCATTTCCTGCCAGAAAGACCAGCTAGGTGGGAGCATTTCCTCTGGCACTTTGATCTCGCTAGGATCAGGTAGCTTACTGAGCATGTACTTAAGCGTGTTCATAGCGTGATCATTATGGTCTACAGGTTCATCGATGTTTTTA